CCTGCCAATAGCCATATCACTGCTAAAGATACTATCGAGGGTGTCATCAACATCAACCAGAACACAAGATGCAAATTGACGAAGAGGTGTTCTGACTCCTGCCATGATTGGTGTTGGGATGTTGATTCTGTGTCTGCTGATTGCGTCATAATACCTCTTAACATAGGACAAACGAGTTTCTTTTGAATACTCTTGAAAAATCGTCATCGCAATAAGCATATAAGCAAATTGTGGAGTCTCATAAATTGTTCCGGTGCTTCTATCCTGAACAAGGTATTTATCAACTACCTGGCGAAGACCAGCATAACTAAACAAATAATCCCTATGATGATCAATGTAATTGTTTAGTTCTTCAATCTCCACATAATTATAGTGACTAATCAGAGATGCATCATAAATTCCAATATCAATTCCAGTTTTAATTTGATATGAAAGAGATGGATATTGACGAGTGTGACCAAAAATTTGTTTGTAAAGAGAAAATAAAAGAAGTCTTGCGGCAGCGTATTGGTAATTTGGATTATCTAAACTAATCAAATCAGAAGCAGAACGGATTAAAATTTCTTGTATTTCTGCAGTAGTAATTCCGTTATAAAATTGAATACCCGATTGCATTTCAATTTGAGACGCAGAGACCCCTGTAAGCCCGTCACACGCCTCTTCAACCATGACATGCATCTTTTCTAGATTCAGAGACTGAATACTACCGTTTCTTTTAGTGACTTTAATTCCGTTACTCATACTTTTTTCCATTCGATAAATTTAATTTTAGCTTCTAATCCTTGAAATGTATTGTTTTTTATTACATCTTCTGGGGAATACCCAGAGATAACCATATCATTAATATCTTTTTCCTTTATACTAGAAGGCCATATAACAACTCGATCACCTCGATCAATTACTTTGGTGATTCTATTATGGATCTCTTGATTTCGTGGTTCGTTATCATAGACCCACACAGGACTACAAATACCCCACTGACTAAGATCACCGTCAGCACCACAAAGAGCAATCGCATTGAGTAAAAATGTGGAATCAAATGGCCCCTCTGTAACATAAATTGTTTCATCTTTATTTACACGATCAAGTCCAAATACTTTAGGATATTCTGTATCCAAAATTGTTGTGATATAACGAAGTTTTGAATTGGGATCCAAAGATCTTCCTTGATAACCAAAGACTTTATTTTCTGGGGTCCTAAGAGGAATAACAATTCTAGATTCTTTGTATGAATTTTTTGAACCTGACCAGAAGTTAAAATCTTCAGCATAATAAAATTTAGTAAAATATACTTCAGAAATTTTTCTATTTGTAAGGTATTCTCTTGCTGGATGTTCTATATTTAGTTCTGATATCTTTGGGAGATCTTTAAAAATTGAATGGGTGAAGATTGGTTTTTTACTAATTGATTTTGGATTAGCAACGACTGTACCCTTTCCAGTCAGTCCTTCCTTATACCTTTCCATTACATACTCTTTATACAGACCGTCATCAAGCCCTTTTAGAAAGTATGCAAAGGTGGATGTAGCCCCACAATTATGACACTTATAATTTAGATCTGATTTTTTTTGATAAAGGTATCCGCGTGTCTTATTTTTATTTTTTTGAGAATCCCCACAGATTGGGCATCTAAAATTATAAAGCCCTGGCTTAACTTTCTTAAACTTGTCGAGTCGTGAGGAGATTAACCCTACAAATTTGTCGTCAATGAAACTCATGATGTGGGTCTTTGGTAATTTATTCTACACCACCAGCCAAGTTCTGTCAACTACTTAGATTGAATTGTACTCGGGGCGGTGATTGGTGTTACAAGTTTGATAACTGGAAATGCGGCAAGTGCAAAGGTAACTAATCCTAATGCTCCGAGTGCCTTCCATCTAAACTGCGAAAGATTATCAACCTTTACTTCTATCGTATCTATTCTAACACCCAATTCTTTTTTAATTTCTTCGTGTTCTTCTTTGGAATTATCTTTCATTTCTTCAACCATCTTGAGAATTACATCATCAAGTTTATTGCATTGATCAATTTTTTCATTATGTATTGCAAGCATTTGACTAATATTTCGACTATTCTCACTAATCTTTTCGATAGCATTATCAATCTTACCCATCATTCTCTCGTAAACGTCAATGCGTTCTTCGAGTACTGCAATTTTTATTTCTGGAGAATAGGATGCAGTCATTTTTTGGGTTTACTTTTTGTACTTAAAGATTTTCTGTAAAGTGGGGGGAGTTTTCTTGCAATCTTACTTCTTCCATCAAATTTTACAACTGGGTCAAATCCTGCAACTGGTCCTTCAGAATTAGCAGATCCAGTAAATCCCCCTGTTCCAGCAGACATTGTAGGTGCATCTTCACGAATACTATTGATTATGTCTATGATTTTTTGTAAGTTCATATCTTTTGAAGTTGTTCTAAGCAATCAATGTCTGGATGTATATCATGAATTATTGATTTTGGATATTCAGGAATCCTACCAAGAACCATCATAAAACTTTTCATAACACCCCAAAGATCTTTATCAATTTTATAAAATAATAAAGGGGTTGCTGCTTCATCAAATATGTTATAAATTACAATGAAATGATTTATTAGTAAATGAGATTTAAGTATTCCAGTGTTTTTATACTTTTTTAAAAGTCTTTTGATATATTTAAATCTTTTCATATCTTCATGAAAATCCTCTTGCGTTACTGCTTGAGGATTTTCATAATGTTTAATTGCAAACATGATATAATTACTATCATTCAATTCATCAAATCTCATATTATGCTTTTATTGTTAAAGTGGAAGCACCGATACCAATAGATCCAGTGGTTCCAGCTCCACCAACATTTCTAAAGAGATCAGTAGATAAAGTTTTAATTGCAGCCACATTAGAAAAATCAGTGATTGTTCCAACTACACCACTTGTGGTGATGATAGAAAGAACTGTACTAATTCCAGTTGAAGGTGTGGTAAAGGTAAAGGCAACTCTGTTTGAAATCTGTCCGTTATAATTTGTATATTGAACAAAATTACTACCATTCACAAAAGCAGTAACAGTGGAACCGCTAGTAAAAGATCTTGCAGTTGCAACTATGTTTGCGCCAGTGGATTGCTTAATTAATACTGTTGCTCCAGCAGAACAAAATACTGGTTCATTCCAAACAAGATGAACAAATCCAATCGCCGCAGTTGAGATTCCAGTAGTTCCACCACCTCCAACTGAAATTGGGGATGCTTTATTTGGATCCTCAAAGAAAACTGCAACTGGGGTTGCTTGTCCCAATCCAGTTTCATTTGCACCATGACCTGCAGTTCCCCCAGTATTTAAACCGGCAACAGGGACCAGAACTTCATCATAATAATTAGTGGATAAGCCAGAGTTTTCTGATGTACCATATCTTCTATAAACCCAACCTCTTTCATCGGCAAAACAATTCCAAGGGGTAGTATTTCGATCAGTTTCTAAAAGGTTTTTTGGAAGTGCATAATTATTTGCCTGAGTCTCAGTAGTTGTTGAAATGCCCCAAAGAGCCATGTGCCTTACCTATAATTCTTTTCTACTGATATTTATAAAAGTATCAATCTCATTATTTATGATTAAACCTTTACAATATTTCCCACGTTTCCAGGTTCCGTTAACTTGAAGCCACACAGTCCAAGTTTTTGTGCCCATTTAGGGCACCCTAATCCAATAGGAGGGAAAAATGTTGGTGGAACCTTTTTATCTCCACCACCAGGTCCTCGGCCAGGTCCAGTTCCCCGAATTATTGTAGGAGTTGGCACTGGAAGTGGAACTGGAGTTGTAGTTGGTCCTGGGGTTTGAGTTGGTCCGGGAGTTTGATTTATCTGTGGAGGAGTCTTAACAATTGGTGGTGCCTTAGGTGTAACTGGAGGTTTTACTGGTGGTGTTGGGGTATCTGGTTTAGGGGTTGGAGTTGTTGGGGTATCTGGTTTAGGGGTAGGAGTTGTTGGAGGTTTGCGTATAGGTGGTACTGGTTGTGTTCCGGGGGGTTTAAATGGAGGCTTAATTCTTGGTGGTGTAATTCTTGGCACTTTAAATTCATCAAGAACTTCAAACTCCAAAAGTTCTCCGCCAAGTTCTTCTGCAAGTTTATTTAATCCTTGCTCATCCCATCCAAAACTCTCACATTCGGAGACATTGGTGAAGTCTTCCCTGCAGTTTCTATTTTTTTTTTTTGACCTGCTGATCTCATTTCGGTTGAAGTAAGACCTAATTGATTTTCTGAAAGCCCTATGTCGGATCTCCAATTGGAATAAGATTCTCCACGAATTGCTCTACCAACTGTTTTACGACGGTTATGAAGATACTTGTCAGACTTATCAACATCACCATCATTATCAATGTCATCATCCTCCTTTCCTACAGGATCCAGTTTTTTCAAATGTTTCTTTTCTAAAATGTGTTGAAAATGTTCTCTCTTCATTGAAGATGGAGAACGCTGAGTTTCTTTTGATCCAACAACAACAACCGATTTATATCTTTTTCTAAGTTCTTCTAGTTTATCCGTTGGAATTTTCTTTTCAAAAGTACGATTATCTTCTGTTGTAATTCTAACGGTAATTCTTTCTTGATCCTCTACAAAAAACTCTTCTTTTTCTCCAAGAATTTTTTTTAGTTTATCCTTATCTGTTTGTATTTTTTTGTCAGCAGCCTTTTGTAAGCCTCCAACAACTTTCATTCCCGCAAGTGCAGTTCCTGCGGTAAGAGCCCCTCTAATAATATTGGCAGCACCTTCATCAACTAGATCCCCTCCTGGTTCATAACCAGCAGATAATGCTTGGGTTCTAATTTGACTTTTTTCTTGCCCTGGAAGTTGAGAATTTTTAAGGTAATTATCTAAATATTGTTTAATTTCTAGATCACTTTTTCCTGCTGCTCTCATTCTAGCAACTCTAGATTTCATATCATACCGACCTTGCGTGGCAGCAGTTTTAACATCACGCAACCGTCTTCTTTCTTGAAGAACTTCTTCGCCTATCAGTTCAATTCTTAAATCTTCGTATACTTCCGCCCAGGGATTAGACATGGTTAATCTATAAAAAAACTTTACGCTAAATTTATTTATAACACTAATGCTCTACAACATCAGTAATCCATGATCTAAACATTTTACCAGATTCACTTACACATATTAAATAATTTGTACCTCTTCTTGTAATCTTACCAATTTCCTCAGTATCAATTTTTTTAACAAGACTACCTTCTTTAAAAATATTTCCAGCAAAATATTGCTCTCTAATTTCTTCAGGAGATAGCTCAACAATATTTTCCTCAATAGCAGGATTAGAAAATTGTTTTGCTTCTAAAATAAAATCGGAAAACCTTTTCATTTATTTTTTAGTAATAAGTAAACTAAAGCGTTTTTTTGATTCGTATATTTATCTTTCAATTTTTTCACCTTTGTACTTTTAATTTGATTTTCAAGATGATTGATGTAATACAACATCTCTTTTTTATCTAGTTTCATAGACATAAAAAAAGTCTCCATCATTATTTAGATGGAGACTTAATTATGTATTAATTGGAAATAAAATAATTACCTATCGTCACTAGAACGATTTTCGGAAAAATATGAATCAAATGCACCTTCGGGGTATCTCTTGAGAAGTTTAGTTACATTACGCTGAAGAACTTCATCCATTGAAATGTCAAGTGCAATACATGCTTGAGCAATATACCACAAGGTATCCCCTAGTTCAATTTTCAAATGTTCTATATTATCTTGATTCCATTCCTTTCCTTGAAAGATAATTTTTTTCACAATCTCCAGGAATTCCCCACTCTCCGCATTCATACCCACAGAGGCAGTTAATAGTCTTTGAATATCACAACCCTGAGATTGAAGTCCATTAATTCTTTGAGTAAATGCAACTGGGTCTTTAGACGTATTGCTTGTAACCTTATCGACAAATTTTGTATAAGAATCAAAATTAATTTTGTTTGTAATCATGTGAATTTAAATCCCTCGAAATTTTTTTTAACAGGTAGTTCCTTTTGATTGTACTCGATTTCTTGTCCACTGTCAACTATGTTAGTTTGGGCAGACTGCTCTACATCATATAGTCTCATTTTAGCACGATCTATGCCAACAACAAAACGCTTATATAGAGTTGGATCATTGTACCTATTCTTCAATTGTTTAATCATAATTTGATTAAGGTTTTCTAGTTCATCAGAACTAATAAGAGCAAACATGAAGTCTGCAGTGGCAGGGAGACCGAAGGATTCAGATGTATCAGTAAGATCAACATCACTATTACCATAACCACTACGAGTAGTTTGAGTAGCAGTTACAACAGCAACATTGTGTTCAACTGCCATACCTCTAAGTTCTTCTGCGATGGCTTTTACATAGGTGTAAGAATTTACTGTAGTTCCTTTGAATCTGGATGATGCACAAATATTTAAATAGTCAACAAATATAATATCAGGTTTAAATGATTTCTTAAGAGAAAGTTCACTAAGAAGTGATTTGAAATGTCCTGAATGTGCAGAAGCAGTTGGATATTCTTTGATAATTAATTTACCTTGAGTTTTTTTGGAAAGACGTGTTATCTTACTTTCATAATCATTATGAGAAAGATCTTGAAGATTTTGAATGTTTACATTTAAAAGATTTGCATCAATACGTTCTGCAATCTTTTCTTCCGACATTTCTAAAGTGATATACAAAACATTTTTACCTTGCAGTAAAATTGAACTGGCAAGATGACACATAAACAGAGACTTGCCCACGCCAGTGCCTGCAAGAGCAACATTAAGAGTTTTATTAGGAATTCCACCCTTTGTAATCTTGTTGAAGAATTCCAAATCAAAAGGAATTTTCTCTTCGGATCTATGATAGAAGTCGAATCGGTTTTCATAGTCCTCTATGTAATCGTGTCCAATATTATTATCAAACGACACAGCAAGAGCATCAGAAAGAATACTTGGAATTGCATCACGATTTTTATTCCCACCTTCATTATCGGCAATATGAATAGACTCCATTAATGCCAAATAAATTGCACGATCCCGACACCACTTTTCAGTGGTATTTAATAACCATTCATAGTCAGAAGATTTATCTGAGATTGACTCAACTAATTTATTAATCTCACTAATTTCAGAATCAGAAAGATCTTTACGGTTGTCGAGTTCAATATAAAGAATTTCTTTCGTAATCATCTTACCATACTCGATTACAAAGGAAGAAATCGTTTCGAAGATAACCCGCTCTGATCTTTCCTGATAATATTCAGGCTTTACAAATGGCAGAACTTTTCTACAATACTTTTCATTATAAATCAAATTTGCTAGAATTGTAGTTTCAATTCGATCCATTTTATTTGCTCATTCTATGTTGTGGATTACTTTTATTATGCGGAATATCGAAAACAAAAGTTATTCTAGTCTCTTCTCCAATGTTTATTGAAGAGTGTTTTAATTTATTATTAAACCAAAAAAAAGTTCCTGGTTCTACATTAATACTTTCATCCCCAACTGTATAACGATATTTACCTTGAATTGATATGTGATATCTATCTTTATTCAAATAATAACTTCCAAAATCAATATGTGATCCAACTTCACCCCCCACAGGCATACCTAGAAAAGCGCACCTTTTAAGTTCACTAATTTTTTTAAATCTATTTTTAATAAAATTTAAAATTTCAGTATGCCTATAATAACATTCAGTTTTTATACAAATTTCAGTGTCTCCAACATATTCATCTTTTGTATTTACTCCCCCAATTATTAACTGTAGAACATCTACAGTTATTTTGTATTTGTTATAATCTATTAACTCAATATTATCCTTTTTCTTTTGGGATCCCCAATCTTCTGGATATTTTTGTAATTGTTTTAAAATTTTTGAAACATCAATATCAGTTTCAATAATTTTAATATTGTTCATTTTACACCGAATATCCATAACTGTACTCTAGTTTGGCGATTTCGTCAAGTTTTGCCATTACTTCTGGTGTAAAATAAGTTTCTGGTTCTTTTAAAATTTGTTTAGCATAAAGTTTTTTACCATTAATCTCATAGCGTCCTGCTACATTTTTCCACATTCCTCCCAATTCACCAAGTTCAAGAAGACCATAGTACCTATCAAGAC